GGCATCTCTCCCATCTAGGACCTCGCGGTCTTAGACTTCCGGAACCAGCTCGTAGAGACTGGTCCCAATCCACCTCTTGTTGATGCTGACGCAAGAGGGACGTCCGCTAGCTTCAAGATGTCCTGCGAAGATCGGATCACTCCAATCTCCGTTAAACGTCTTGAACAACGCGTGGGGCCCATCGATCTCGAATCGATGGGCAGGGCTCTTCTGCACGTAGGTTTTCACCTCTGTGTGTTGGAGCTTTGGATTCCACCTGATCTGGGCACGACAAGTGTCAGGATCAAGGTAGGTCCATCCCAAGCCTGGCGATGTTTCCTCAACCGCTGGTAGGGGACCTAGGTCCCTCTCAACCAGAGAACGGATGAACTCTGCAGTTCTGGTACGGCCGCAGCCTGCAAGCAGGTTTGCGGTACTGACCAGAGAGCTGAACCATCGCGCTTCACGTCGGGCAGTGTCCACGTCTTCGCGGAGGTAAACCGGGTTAACCGGCACCCCTGCGTAGAAGTCTCCACCGCAACTCTCCCGGAAGTTTCCGGAAACGAAAGTTTTGGTGGTGTTCACCTTGAGATCGTAACCTTCAAGGGCGGACATTACACGATGGGCGTGGTGTGAGGGGACAATGATGTCGTCCCCATACACACGGAAAGAGCCCTGGCACCATGCCAGGGTTTCCTTCCTGTTTCCGATTTCGGATGCAATCGCGTCAAAAGCGATGGCCGTGAAGACCATCGCTTCGACAGGAAAGCAAACGGCGGAACCCATGGATGCGAACTTCTTAAGCGGCAAAGTTTCACCGTTGGGAAGGACAGCACTCCTGGAACGACATGCGTCTAGGGCGGCCACAACATCGGGCCACCATCCGAAGAGACTCGAGACGAGGCTCCAGGACACGCGATCGCTAGCATCACTAAGGTCGAGAGTCGCAATTTCACGGCTCTTTGATCCCTCGAGTGCCATACGCTGGTTTGGTTCCTGGTCGGTGAAACCGATCAGGCCAGCGCTCACAGGATCCCCCTCGAGAAGGGGGACCAGAGCGCGCATCAGCCCCTGCTGCACGTACTGATGTGCAGTAGGCTCGATGGCGATCAGACGAGGCTTCCGCCTCGTCTTGGGTACAGGAGTGACCTTCACAGGTCGCTCCTCTAATTCGTTGAGGTACCGCGGTTGGTGCTCCTTGAAGAAGCGCCAACTGGGTAAGCAGTACTCCCCGTAAGGGAAGATGTGCTCGAGCCGATCCGTCCACTCCGGCTGTAGGAACTTCTCGTTACCGAGGAGCCCATCAGCTGTTGCGCCCGGACCATGGCCCACTGGAACCTGGTACGCGTTGATACACGTTGTCAGGGAATCCAACTGACGCCCGAAGAGAAACCGGAACGTCCGCCTCAGAGAGGTAGACGCTACGGAGTCCCGAAGGTTGTAGTCAGTCTCAACAAATTTCCGCAACTGTGCGTTGACTGCTGCTTGAGGTGCTACCTCGTTGATCTTCTTGAAAAACAGAGAGATCTGACGAATGGCACGGATGGCAACAGGATCCGCATCAGTACGGACGCGAGACACATCGAACACTCTGCCAAAGAACCCCTGCATAAATGCAGGGTAACTGCGACCACTCGCACCCTTAAAGTGCGGGAAGTCAGAGGGCAGTACGTAGCCACGCTCCAGGCCTCTCTCGAGGCCCTCAGCTAGCTCCGGAAGGGTCATCGTCAGAAACGAAACCCCTTCATGTTCGATGCGATGGGAGACCGTTTCGGTATCCCGTCTCACGGACACGCCGCACTCCTGCCCGCAGTCCGCGAGCAGGTTTTGGATCAAGATCTTCGAGCTTTTCACACCAGCCTCCAATCATTGGGAGCGAAGTGTCTCGAGCTCTCTCAGAACTGAATCCCCAAGATGAACACGACTGCCAGAAGCACAGCCATCAAGCCCAACGACCCGATCGTGACGATCGTGCCGAACAGGTAGAGGGCGAACTTCGGTGTCGTGTCCACCTCGAACGCACGCCGCGGATCTTCCATCCTAGGCCTCCCCCACGATGATACGTGAGAAGTTGGCCGAAGAGATGTAGTCCGAGAGTCCCTCTGCGAGCTTCGACAGCTCGGCAGAGGACCACGTCCCGTTGTCGGGACGACGGCACACGAACCAGACCGAGGCCTTGCTGATCGAAACGACACCCGTCGCTCCGGTCACAGGCTTCTTCTGGTCGAGACGCACAAGCGTCGACGCTCCGGTCTTCGCGTTGAACGTGGAAGAGATCGTCAACTCCGACAACCCGTCGGCGGAGACGAAGGACCCCTTGTTCTTGGCGAGATCGGTGCGTGCGTGATTCACGGCCACAGCGTTGATGCTGATGACCTGGGGATCTGAGAGTGCCATGAGACTTGATTCCTATTCTGTTGTTATTCAGATGTTCGCTCGGGATAACCCGAGCGAGGCGAGGATCGCCAACTGCGTTGCCGAGAGGTCGGTGGATTTTACACCAAAGCCCCACGGACTTGCGCGGTCGCGCTGCTTCGTTTCCATACTCAGCGTAGCTGAGAAGGATCCGTTTGTAGCGGTCTCCGTCTTCCTGGAGTGGACCATGATGTACGCTCTTTGAATTCGAACGTTGTTCCTAGCCATAACAGAAAGGTTCTGGAGAATTGGTGAAACTGGTACAACCCAGTCCACCAACCACGACCACGGGATCAAGTTCCAAATCGTCTGCGCATCAACGTTTAGTCCTAGGACCATTCGCATCTGCGCAAACCGATCGGTAACTTCAGTGAGAGACGGCAAGTCGTAAAAATAGGCTGCCGAGAACCACGTTGTGTTAGTGCGGGTTACCGCATGCTCACAGAGGCCCAACCGATTGTGTTGGGGAACGGCACCGCCGCTACCGAACACATAGGCCATGTGGTTCCAACTCTCATCTGTCGTGACTGTGACAGGCTCTAAACGCCTGCGTACAGTCCGCCGGTTGTCACGAATGATTTGCTTCATCTTGTCTTCCATCTCAGGAAGAACGAGAGCCAGCTGGCGCAGGTCCGCGAGGATCGGCGACCACCCGAACGTGTAGTTCAGGAATTCATCCGCGGCATGCCTTGCCGTAAAACCCTTGCGAAGAGAGCTACCCAGTTTTTTTGGGAGACCTTCACGAAGGATTTCTGCGATCGAAACCGAGAGGTTAAGATCCGGAACGGTAGGCATGGTCTTGGCGATCATACTGCCACCCAGCGTCCACATTTCATCAAACTCCATGCCAACCGGCATGGAACCGATGTCCAGTGGATGCTGGAACCTTTGCCATGTCCAAAAACATGGGAAGGGGGAACCGTCGTTGACCTCAAAGCCAACGTCACGGCCGCTCCAACTCCAGTGTGTGGACTTCCACACCTTGTAAGTCGGAGGGGTGTACGTAATGTGGTTAACAACAAACGGGCCACCAAAGTCGACCGACTTCAGGTACCCGTAGTTGTCAGGGTCTTTCGCGATCATGCGACGCGACCACTTCCAGTTCGAATAAGCGCCATCCAGGGTTACCTGGATGTTGCCATCGACGTAGGGAGTGAGATTGTCCCACGA